TTTATCGCATTCTTTTGAACCCACTCCGATAACGGCTTATTATCTCTAATACTGGCTATCTTTTTTATAAACTCTTTCTTTATTGTTTCGTTTATAATATCATATTCTTTAACTCCGCCAGTAGCGTAGTAAATATTATCAATAGGTTGAAATAATCTTTCAAATAAGTCTTTAATGCTTCTGCTGTACTTCTGTCTAGCCAACGCTTTCTTTTCGCTCTCAATCCCATCAATCCTATCAATCAACTCATCAATGAACCCATCGCCATTAACTAAAGCCTTCAGCTCGTTAGAACTGTCACGCATTTCTGTGAACTCGTGACTTATTTTTAGATTGGCTTTGATAGCAGCAATCGCTTCTTGTTCGTCTTTGAAAATCATTTCTATATATTTAAAGCTACAAATTTACTAATTTTTTTTAACATATCTGTATTTATTAAATACAGAGGTGTTTAGTCAATATAGCGTAGAACTTCTACGCTGTTACCACCTAATCATAACCTTAGGCTTACCCTTCAGCTCAAAGTAGAATCGCATCGCCAAAGCATCAGCAAAATCGGGAGAACGTCCCAATCTCTCTCTTACTTTACTCTTCGCTTCCAACGCATATTTACCATCATCCAATATTGGATTTTTATTTATCTGCTCCAACTCTTCAATCACTTGTTTTCTAAAGGCATTGTCTTGAATGAACACCTTTGAATCTTTAACCTGTTGCGCGAAGAACTCATAAACCTGAGCTTTTAAATTCTTGAAGTTCTCTTTCTTACCTTGAACTACAACAGGCTTTGCGTTATTATGAAACCCAATAGCTCCAACTAAGTTCCCACTCTGTGATGAGTTCCTAGTAAACGTCTGCAATCCATCAGCATCATATATCACATTCTTCAGTGGCACTCGGTAGTGAATCCTTAATTCATTTATCTTCTTACTAACCATCGTATCGTCAATCTTATCAATTGCGATAATCTTAACCACCACAAATCCTGCCCATACCATAATCACAAACTTATCCGCACCAGTGTATGCAATATCCGCAGTGATGTACCTATCCTCAGTAGGCTTGATAAACTCATTGGTATATAATCCAAGTATATCCTGATAATCAAACAACGCATAAGGGTTGTCATCAAACTCCCAGTTCCCATACACTAACCTCTGTATCTCATTTGGAGATAAGATGTTAATCAAATTGGGTATATACTCCTTCGGCAGTGTCTTGTTATCAGATGGTAATGCTTGAATAAACTTTCTATAAAACGGCAATGTATTCTCCAAGTCCAACTTGTAGTAATCCTTGTACAAATAGTTCTTAGAAGGGTTACACGTCTGTAGCAGTTTTGGAGATAAGTTATATTCTTTATTCTTCCAACGACCAATAGAAGCCTGTAAGTTATTCTTACACTCTAACTCAAACTCTCCCGCTTCTTCAATCCATCCTCTTGTCATCTGCATCGAACCAAACCTCATATAATTAGGGTCTGAAGGCTGGTACTTAGCATCCAATAAAAATATCTTTGAACCGTTGTGAAAGTGGAAGTAGTTATCCTGACCATTGTACTTGTAATACTCCTTACCTATTCCCCAAATATCTAATATCTCGTGAACCGATGGTATAGTAAACTTTCTTAAATCAGTCAGTGTCTTTCTAGCAATAAAATAATGAGTCCCTGGGTACATAAGCGCATCAGCGCAAATTAATGAACATCCCAAGAAACTCTTGCCTGAGTTGTGAACTATAATGTTATTACTTGTCAGGCAATAGTTATTATTACTATCTACACATAAGTCATAAACGTAGTCATCTAAAACTTCGTATCTAATACTTTCTATAAAACGTGCGTCCAGCTCTTTCGCAGTATCACGTCTTTTATCGTTGATGCTTTCACTCCGTACTCTTGAGCTAACATCTCCCTTGTGTAAACTCTCGGTTTGAACTTGGAACGTATCTCTAATACTTTTTCTGAATTTAGTTTTGAGTTCCACACATCTTCTCCACGAGTGTCGAACAATTGACGAGAACGACTTTTCGAATGATGAACATTCTCTTTGTCCGTTACCCATTCGAGATTCTCTACTCGATTGTCCTTCCTGTCGAAGTTGATGTGATTTACTATAGGCTTTAATTGAGGATTTTCTATAAAAGCTAATGCAACTAATCGGTGTATCTGAAGTTGCTTCTTCTCCCCTCCTGTGCTTAAATAAATTCTTAAGTAACCCTTTTTTGTCGTACAAGGTTTTAAAATGGTATTCTCTTTTTTGCCAAAGCGCTTGAGAGAAGCTACCCGACCAAAAGTTGATATTAGGTATCCATTCCCTATTTCCTTCCAAGATTCGTTCGGCAAACTCGCCAGCTGGTGTCCAATTTCCATTGTCATAAATTTCGTGATTAGGTGTTAACGAGAACGATTCTCCGTTCTTCATTACAAAGGTAATCATTTTATGGTAATGGTGGTCGCCTTCGGTACTGAATTTTTTAGTATCAAGTACTAATTTATATTCATTCTGCTTAGTGGCTTCGTTAATAGTCAAGACATAGTCTCCAACATTAACGTTTTTGATTGGGACTAATCCGTTTGCAGTTCGTACTAATGTACTTCCTACAATGCAGCCTTTACTTCCACCGTATGCTATGTCAATTGTTGTATCATCTATCCAATACTTAACAGCCTGTAGCTGCTTGACATTGCCACGAACATTTAAACTTATCTGTTTATTCTTCATTTAAGATTTTCATCCCTACAATTGGCACAGCTTGAAGTTTGTCTCCTCCGGAAGTTACATCCAACTTATCGCCATACTTAGTAGGATTCAGTTTACCCAACATCCACTTACGTGTGTCAATCTGTAGTCTTGAACGATTGATAACATTATGCTGTATAATAGGCTCTCCTCTTTCGTTATAACCCATATCTGCTTCCTGCTTGTCAGCAATCTCCAACATCTCTTCAAAGATGTTATCAGCTCTCTTTTTAGTAGCAGCCTTATAACGCTCTTGTAGCTCTTCAGATGCTTCCAACCACTTATAGAACGTTTTAGTTCCAACTGTATCAGGGCGTTTTAAAATAGAG